CACCGAACTTCCTTTCCACTAGGCAACGCTGTGCCATTGTCGGACCGGTTTTAGACCAGTCTAGAGCCCTTTGGATGTTTCCTGAAAGTTGGTTCCACCACCACCATTCAGGATCCGACCTATCGACTCTAGGCGAAACTCCCGCAGTAGAGCGAATGACCCATCGAGACATGGAGGACGTAATAGGATTAGTAGGAGCTTCCATCAATTGCGAGAATGCCTTCGCTCTTGATAACTCTTTCCTAACCCTAGGTCCCCCATGCATGGACGATGCCATGCTCCATCCTCCTCTCAGGAGCATCTTCCTGGGGTCAACCAAATTGGTTTGGGACTCATGAGTATGATACATCTGACAAAAGCCAGCCTCACCCACCTCTCGTGAGAAATCGCTTTTTATGAAAAATCCACAATTAGCGAAATCCTGGACGACAGGACGCTGGCCATCTACCAGGAATAGACCATCATCGCCTTCTACAACCCCTTCACAAACATCCCATCCACATTCTCGAGCAACGTATTTGGCAATCATCAGATTAGTAAACCCATTACCAAGACTAGTGCACATGTCACCAGACATTCGGCAATAAGTTTCAACCTTGACTTTTGACAAGTCCGTTCTCTGTGAACATCTCTGGAGGCTTGTTAAACCGTGAGTCACATAGTCCATAAACTCACGGTGACAGGGAAGTCTTTTTGTAACCCAACTATACAACTGAATCTCCACTATTTTCATGATCTTTGGGACTAGTGCAGATTCGTAACACGTATAATCGGTCGCTATATAGAGCCCATCTGACCGGCCCAGATATTGCTCAATATAGGCAGCACGCTCATCAACAGGTATTTTCTTTATGAAGTAGGGCAAGTCATAAAGAACTTTCTCGATTTGTTTAAAGACAGGGCCAGTTAATGTCTTAAACTTATCGCTACGACTGTTGATCCATCGTGCATGTTTCGGGACATCATAATATTCGTGCTTACAAAAAGACTTGTTCTTGTAGATGCGACGATCAGGAGGTATCATTTCTGACGCCCTCCTTAGCTCGGCCTTCCTCGCCTCAGTGTAATTTGAATTATTAAGCCACGTTTCGATAGTTGTGTCCGTCTCCGGGCCCAACTGTCTAACGTTCTTCCTAATCCAAACTCGCACGAAAGCTCGTATACGCCTAGCCACATTCCTGGTTATTGGTGGCGTCTGACGCATGATTCTATGAACTGCACCCCGCCGTACAGTCTCCAGATCCTTGACGTCAGGCGCCAGTGGGGCAAATTTTGTCAGGTGCCACCCAAGGCTCGCCGCCATACGCACCCTCGGACCACACATACCACGAACTACCGCTCTCGCGCCATTCTTAACAGGCACCATTGCTGGCAGAACTGTTGAGAATTCGGTCCAACGATAGCCCAGAAGATATGTGGTCTCATAGCGTCGAACCCTTTTTATAAATCCCAACGAGAACGCTGAAGACGCGCCCAGTGACGGTGCATAGCAACCGTCCCAACAAGCACATCCCCAGCGTGGAACTCATTGAGATTGAGACCGCTCATCCTCGAAAGGTAACCACGCTGCGTTTCGAAATCACGCTCATCAGGCCCATACGCCGCATTAATTGCGTTGTAGAGGTGCATTTCGAACTTAGCGTGGCGTAACCTTCCAGATCCCAATTCGCGCAGGCCCGCGTCATAAATAAGAAGCTGCCTCTCCAATATCTCACCGTGACGGTGATGAAGTGGCCTATTCTCATTTGCGCCGCCTCCTGGTGCGATAATGCGGACCATGGTCTCAATACGGGTGGACTCATAAGTCAGTCCCCTCCATCTCGCAATGTGCCTCACAACGAAGAACCATAAAATTCTCCATATGAAGTCATTGAAGGTGTACGGGACAGCTGACCCCCTCGTCAAGCCAGGCGGACCTGCAGCCCAGGCTGTCGCCAAGGTCTGCCTCTGTTCGTCCGCAAAGCTGTCAATATAGAGCAACAGGTCCCTGACAGCTCTGGCTATCCGACCCCCCAACCCAAAACCGCAGAAAACGCCAACACAGAGGAAAAGACACAACAAACCAGTGATAATTGCCTCGGTGTCTGTCCACCGGGCTTCTAAGATGGGAAGCGAC